CCTATCCGCCGAGGGGTGGCGACAGCGAGTACACGAGCATAGCTTACCAGGCTAAGCATCGTGTTACTGGCTGCCTCCCGGATATGGCAGAGCGTAGAGTCGCAAGAGAGAAGCTGAAGAGGATGTATCCCCGTGTGCCCGTTCAAACCGGGTATGCGGGACCGACACCAGAAATTGATGTGTCGGAGATAAGACGCGTTTTATCGGAGGTAAACGCGCAGGCCGGATGTGGCCTTCCCTTGGCGGTTCAGTTCAACAACAAGGGAGCGGCGTTTGAGGCGATGTATGAAGATATCGTTGCCGCGGTGTATGCGAGAGTGTGGGTCTTGTGTACAACTGAGCCGAGTGAGCTTAGAAAGTTGACCCCCGAACAACTGGTGGAGAAAGGCTATGCCGAGCTAGTGCGATTGTTCGTCAAGAACGAGTTGCATCCGCAGGCTAAGCTGGATGAAGGGCGCTATAGGTTGATATGTAGTGTGGATATGGTTACTTCCGCCGCGACGCAAGTCGTGATGGGGAAACAGATGAAACACGAAATCGCCAATGCGGAGATTTGTCCCTCAGGCCCTGGTCTGGATCTGACTAAAGACGAAAGTTGTATAAGTCTCTGGAACCGGGTCATGCCATCAACGTCCGGGTGGCGGAACGTGGTGAGCAGTGATGCGAAAGGCTGGGATTTCGGTGTGAGCGAGGAGCTAATGTTTGAGAAAGCAGAGCTCGTGATCGCGCTTGCCGATGCCGCCGAGGATTCCGCGTACGCCAAGTACGTGCGGAACTCCGCAACAATCGCGTCGCGTTCCGTCTATGCAACGTCAGACGGTCGCATGTTTGTCCTCAAAGGGAACGGTGTAGTCTTGACAGGTGATGCCGATACGTCCGCTGGAAACAGCTGGATGCGCAACCTGTTGGCCATTTACAGTGGCTGTGATAACACCATTTCCATGGGAGACGACAACATATGCGACCATCCTGATCCTGAAACCATGGTGAAGAAATTCCGTGAGTATGGGGTCAGGTTGACGGATGTGGTGTCCTGCCGCGAGAAGGGTGAGTTCGAGTTCTGCTCGGCTTACTTTACGGCTACGGGCGCTCGTCCTGTCAATCTAGTGAAAGGCTTGAAGAACCTGCTCAATGCAAAGCACAGTGAGGAATTACTTGTGCAGTTTAGAGAGCAGTATCGTCATTCACCGGATCTGGCGTGGGCCGAGACTGTTTTAACTGCAAGCGGATGGATGCAGTAAAGATGGTTCGCAAGGGCAACAAGAAGGCTAAGGCTAAAGCTCCCCGGAAGAGACGAGTGGTGAAGAAGAAGTCAGGCGCGAAGAACCGGTCCAACGCACCGATGGGATCCTATATGAATCTCGTCGTGGATCCCTGTAACGGGCCGTTGGTGCGCGCAGTTGGATCCGATAACGGCACGGGCATTATGGAAAGATTTCGTTTCACGACGCAAGTTCCAAGTGTCCGGTCCGGAGGCATTGTCAACACCGCCGGTTACTTGGCGTGGTTTCCTTCCTTCCATAACTCGGGAGGTGGAAATTATGAAGCGGGTAACTTGTACTTGCACGAGGTTACCAACGGAGAGTTATCCACACCACCGTTGAATGACACTTCCGTGTGTATGGGCGGGGGCATTGAAAACTACGCTGGTGTGTTCTTACAGGACCCCGCGTATTCGTCCCTAAACGTCGGAGCCACGTTCTCGCGAGCGCGCACGATTGCCGCATGTATGCAGCTGGAAACGCTACAGGAGTTGTCGACCATTAAGGGCCAAGTGGTCACTGTCGTCCAAATGAGCCTTCAAACGTTCTTTGGAGCTGGCAGTGCAGGCAGGCCCCCAAGCGTGTCGCAGCTATTGGCGTATGGCGCAAAGCGTGAGCGGCTGAATATCGACGGGCACGAAGTCGTGTGGGCGCCTGGTGAGAGGGATTCAATTCTCAGAGGCACCGGGCAAGACCTCGCCGGAAACAGCGCGGCTCTTACGCAGAACGCCGCGTTCTGGATGGGCGCGAACGACTCGGATGCTACCATCGTGTCGACCCCCGATCCATCCACTGCAATGTGTGTCATCCTTGTGTGGAACGGAGTTACCACGCCGGGTGTGCTGCAGTTGAACTGTGTGAAGGTGTGCGAGATGGAGCTTGCTCCACGTGCCAACACGATCGAACCGCCGATTGTCCCTAGACCTATTCGGTCTAAAGCGACATTGGCAACGGTCGTTGATGCGCTGGACCGCTCCATGCCAAGCTGGCGCGCGCACGCCGCGCGCTACGCGTCGGCCGGGTTGTCGCGACTCACCGGATATGTTCTGGGGGGCGCGCCCTACATGGCGAGTGTGGGTCGACAGGCGCTGCGAGGACAGACGAACTTGGCACTCATGGACGGAGAGCTATAAGCAAAGCCAAAACTAAGCTATGGGCTGGTCCCCTTCCCAGAAATAATCTTCGGGACCTAATCTGCTGGCCAGGCAGTAAAGTAATACAAACAACAGGCTATCTCTACTATGGTAGGGCATCAGAGAAGATGTTACAAACGACAAGCGCATGAGGCGCGTTTAGCACAACCGGTACTTCAGTGAATCGGTAAACCACAAGAGTGGTTTCAAGACATGTGTATTCGAATCGACAGAGCAGAAATGCTTACTTCCCACCCGGGGGGTGATTGTCACTAGGGCGACACCAGAGATGGTGATTCAGACTGAGATATCTATACTCGTCTGGACCGCGTAGATACACCTACGATGGCGTGAGAGCAAACTCAATACAACCATGAACCGCAGTTTCATGTAAAACTCCCTGCGCCGGCTTTCGAGCTGGGTATGACAAC